CATTTGAATTTAACACATCATAATTTTCGTTCTTGTTGATGTACACTTCATTTCCACGAGAAACGTACCCAGTAATAAGATATGGTATAGAAGAGCCTAGGAAATCAACAAAACCATCAAAATTCATCCCAGCCTTATATTTGCTATTCTCATATGAATAGACAAAATCGCCTAGTTCATCTTGATGTCTATGAAAAAAATCATCTAGCAAATTCTTATTTTTATCATCAAAAAACAATAAATCACCACGATAAAGAATAAACCAGACATAATCATGGTCGGCAACCTTTGAGTTCTTGTCAACCATAAATTCATCCAATGCTTCTTTTAATACAACTAGTTTATCTTGATTTATTATAACATTTTTACTCATATCAATTTTCCTCTCCCCAAATTTTATTATGCCAAGATTTAGTTGAATTCTCGTATTCACTATCTAAATCATCAACATTCCAAGAATAATTTGTATATGTGTGCCAACATACTTTATATAGTCTAGATTTATATTGCTCCAATAAATTTTTATAGAACAAAACAACTTTTTCTTCAAAACTCTGTGGATTTGATGCATATAGTTTCAATACTTGTTTAGGATTACTCCTTTTATATAGTTTATCTTCGTTTATTGCTAGTTGGAAAGGTAAACTATATACCGAAGAAACTGGTTTCAACATACAACCCCTAAGATACTCTTGACTACAAGGAAAATCTTTAGCATTGTTCGCCAATAGATTAACCATTGTTTGCATGTATTCGTATTTTATTTCGTTATGCTTGAGAATTTTCGGCATTAATTCGTATTTAAAATAATCGATTTCGCTACCACTGTTTTTTATATAGTCAATATCTTTTCCAGAGGTTTCAAGTTTAATGAAATTAATTAATAAAGCAGATGCAGAAGCAATCCTTGAATTCATTTCACTTGTGGAAAACAAATACATGAAATCTCTAACATCACTTTCGTTATAACTATTTACGTTTTTAATCCAATTTCTACCCATCACATCATCACTCTTATTTAACGTATGTGTAAGCTCATGGAGTACAATTGGTTGTATTTCTTTGTATATATCGTATTCGATTCCAACACACCCTTCTAACGCTTGCTTGCTGTATTCGTATGCATCAAAATCGTCTTCATCTTCTTCATCATAGTAATTGTTTCCGTCACAAATTCGTTTCATATCGTTATATTCTGCAACAATTTTTTCTATCAAATAAAAATTGATAGAAATGGAATCTCCATCAGTTTCACCATGATAAACTCCACCGTTCCTACTTGGTTCGTAGAATAGTTCATAAGAATATATTTCTCCTTCATACTCTATTTCATTTTCATAGGTATTTCCGTAGTCATCATGCCAGCATTCAATCAATCTAATGTCACTGAAAATCTCATAAACGTCTTTAAAAGCAATTTGTCTTGCTATTTTGTCAGAAACAATAAACATAGTGTTATTAACCCCAGCAGATTCGCTGAGATTAATAACATTATTTTTAAGAACCCTATTAACTGATTCTTTAATTAAAGTATTAAGTTCGTTTTCAGTTAAACGTATAATTTTTTTCATAAAAACTTATCCTTTGCCATATGCCCACTGGCTCTTACCATTACCGCCACATTTGCAAATCTGCTGCCTAATGTCTGTGTAATTAGCACCATTTTCAGAAACGAATTGCTGAACCTCTTTGTATTCATTATCGTTTTCAGTTGGAAGACGGTCTTCATATCCAGTGATTTTCCAATCATTGGAAGAAAATGTCTTCATTCCATTATCAGAATATCCGTCCTTATCCAAAGATTCATTATATTTCTCCACATCTGTATAAAGCATCTGATTATCCATATCATAACCATATCCCTCATACATATAATCTAAAATGTTAGTTACCATAGTTCCAAATATTTTATATTTAATTATTTATTCTATAAATATTAACCAATAAAAAAAAGGTATCAAACATTTGATACCTTATTCACAGTCTATACAAAAATCGGCTAAATTTCTCAAATCGCTGTTAAGGGCTTTTAACGATAAATCATCCCTACCCCACTTTAAACGTTTATATGGTACGTAGCATTCTTTTGGAGTATCATAGACAATTTCTTTACCTTCTATTTTTTCTAGTGCGAAATTAAGAAGTTTTTCTCGTTTAATGAAAATTATGTCAGTTAAAGTTCTAAATGCAATGTATTCTGCCTCCCCTTTTAACCAACCATTTTTTCCTCTTACATTTTGAATTTCTAACCAATGTATTGTATCATCAAAATTCTTATCGCCTCTAGAAGATTTATTCAATCCCTTAACGTCTATACCTATCACACCTTTTTTAGGGCTTTTCCACCAGAAATCAATATGCTTAAAAATATCTTCGTTCCTAGTTGACCTCCAACATTCACCGCCTAATGTTTTAGAAACAGCACCCATTACGAACTCTTCATCTATTTTCCCAAGTTCATAATATTTTTTAAAATCTTCATCTAATTTTTTTATAACCATTAGTAAAAAATTTCTTTTACTTTATCCACCCATCCGTGTCTTACTGCTGAAGAGTATGCTGTAGATTCATTTTTTCTAAACTCTTTATATGAATTATATTTTTTTGCAAGTTCTATAACCTCATCAAGAGTCCAATATGTTCTTATATATGTAAAATATTTGTTTTTTATTTTTTCAAATTCATTTTTATGATTCCTGAAATAATATAAAACTTTTGGATATTTTTCCTTCAATTCTTTAATTGTTTTACATTCTGAAGCTAATTTTTCACACTCTTCAAAAGTCCACATTTTTTTTGTCTCTCTTTGTGGTAGATTATCGTTCTCACCTATATATGAAAAGCCATAAATATGTTTTCTGCACCTATATGCAACAGTACTAAAGTTAATGCCTAATTTTGTCGCACAATCATCAACTGACTCATATATTACGTTATCAACTAATATTTTCTTTGAACATGCTACATTCTTTTTTCCTAAATTTATTTTTCTTAAAATTTCTTTGGTTTTTTCAGAATGATGTCTCCCATAGAAAGGGTTTTTCTCCCCAATTCTTTTACTAACATTTTCAGATATTTTTTGTCGTAATTCTTTAGATTTTTCTTCTCCAAAAACCTCTTCAAATGTTTTACCTTTTATATAACTTTCATGGGTTAAATAATAATCTTTCCAGTGTTTAGAAACTTTTTCCCTTAACTCCTTTGACCATCTATGCCCATAATTCGGGTTTTTTTCGCCTTTTATTCTCTCTGATAAAGCAATTTTTTCTTCATCAGATAGGTTGGTATATCTTTCTTTAGATATTTTGCTTTGAAGTTCTCTAAATTCTTTATTTTTAGGATGATAACTAATCAAATCTCCACCACATCCTTTTTTAGAAACATTATAAAGTTTGCCACTGTTCCAACAATAATTAATATATCTTTCTTCTAAAAGTCTTAATTTATCCTCGTTATCAACTTCTATTTCTTTATATGTTAGTTCAAAGCTTTCTTTCCCATATTTCTCATATGCTCTCTGAAGATGAAAACAATGATGTTCTCCTTTTTTTAACTGTCTAAAATGTGCTCTCTTTCTCTTAGCAATATCTATAGTAGAACCTATATAGAACTTGCCATTTTCTTTGTTTGTAATTTTATAAATAAATCCTTTCATATGAACTTCGTTTTAATATAAATAGTTAGTATAATTAAAATATAACCCATATGAAAGGAATTTTCAAGTATTTTTGTTATTTTTTAACCAACATTTAAAGGAAATTTAATTACAGAATCTGGATAATAATCAACAATTTCAAAATCTTCATATTTGAAATCTTCAATAGATTTTTGATTACCATGTATAATCAGCTTTGGAACAATATCAGAACCTTTCCTTGATAATTGTTCATTAATTCCACCCATGTGATTTAGATAAATGTGACAATCGCCAACACTATAAACCAATTCATCTGGAATCATATTCACCAACTTTGCAATTATGTGCGTAAGTAGGGCATATTGTGACCAATTGAATGGAGTCCCACACATATAATCATTGCTGCGCATATTAAACATACAAGAAAGCCCATATTTTGGGATGCCATTTTCTTCTAGTTTTGCCTCTAATTCAAGTTTAGACTTTATTGATGCCCAAGGATTAGTAATCAATTCATAAGTTTCAATGTCGTTTGTTTTTTCTTTATAAAGTTCCCACCTTTCATATTTGGTCAATTCCCTTGTATAGAACTGAAACATCGTATGACAAGGTGGCAATGCCATATCCTCCAATTTAGCTGGGTTATATGCCACACAGAGCATTCTTCTATCATTTGGATTTTCTTTCAATGTTTTAATAACATTATATATCTGGTCGATAGAAGTATCACCAAAATGTCTCCATTGTGCCCCATATATTGGTCCTAAGTCGCCAAATCTGTATTTATTTCCAAAGTCTTGCCATATTTCGACTTTTTGCAACGTTAGGTCTAAGAATTCCTCTTTTGTTATGTTTTGGAGCCAGTTTTGGTCATTTATTTTATTTTCATTTTCAATCCAATATTCATAATTAACTCTACCCCTAACTGTATTAAATATATATGAGTCATCTTCATCTAGGCATATCATATATTGTTTTGGTTTGATTGTGTTTGCTATATTGGTTTTAAACCAACGATATGCGTCATCGTCCCAAATATGAACTTTGTTCCGTACAAGATATTCGATATTCATAGCTCCGTGAGAGTTATATGGTCTTTGTAAAAACCACAATAATTCGTGTATAATGCCCTTTGTAAAAACTTTTTTTGTTGTAAGCAATGGTAAACCTTTTTTTAAATTGAATCTTAATTGCCTACCAAAAACGGATTTAACACGACCAGCTCTAGTATCTTTTTCAACCCCATTGTTAAGAATGTCTTTCAATAAGTTCAAATATTGTTTATCAGTTTCAGTCATTTTTATCCTCTATTTTTTCTTCGTTATTATTTGGCGTATTTCCTTGATTCTGTGGCTGATTTTTTAAACTATCAATGTATTGCATAATTATTGGACTGTTGCCAATAAATTCGCCCATATTTGAAAGTTTATGTTTATAACAATTAGAAGATTCATCGTCATCAATTTCTTGTACCCATTTTTCAAAATTTTTATCCAAGTCTCTAATTATATTTGGTTTAGCCCTTTTCCTAACTTGATTTTCAATAAATTCTCCCCTTCTTTTTTTACTTGGGTAGAAAACGTCATAATCAATATTTTGTTCATTGAACAATTCCCTGACATTTTCAGATGCTGGAATAAAAACAATATCATAATCGTCAACCACACCCATTACTTCATTAACGATACTATCTAAATTTACGCTGCTAGCATCAAATATTTTCGCTTTATCGCCATAAGTGTTGTTTAAAAATGATTTACCGCATCCAATAAAACTGCTAATTATTATTCCCATACACTGTAGTCAAAATCTTTCATTTTAGAATGGTCTTCAAATAAACCCTCCAAATTATTTTCAATGCTAGAATTTGATTTTTCTCTCTTAATTCTGTTAAATATTTCCTTTTGCATTTCAAGTTGCATTTCCTTTTTCGTCTTGTCCATTTTTTTCTAACCTTTCTTTTAATCTAGTTAGTTTATAATCTTTTTCTGTTTCAAAGTCCTCATAATTCATTAATGTTGCAATCTGTTCTACCATAATAGAGACATCTGCAAGTTCAGTCATCACGTCATAATGGCTAGCCCTACCTCTTTTGAATCTACTTAAAGCAGTCAGCAATTCTCCAACTTCCTCATAAACCATATTAACTTGCGCTTCTTCGCCCCATTTAGAAAGGGCTTTCTGATAAAGTTCTATCCTCTTATCTTTCTCCATCACTTATAAAATTTTTGCCTTCTGTGTAAAGTTGTTTACCAACCGCTTCCAATGCAGAGCATATTGTATTGAAACTAGCCTCAGATAATGTAACGTCTTTCTCACAGATTATCTTATCTTTATTATCTTTCATTGTAAACTTTCCATTGTCATAAAAAACAAAAATGCCATCTTCCATGCGGAATGTCAACTCCCCATCTAGAGTTGCAAGGTCAGCATTTTCTAGCTTTTCATATTCATATCCCTTAGATTTAACGTACTCATTCAGTGCTTTGCCTTGGGAGGATGCATCACGGAATAAAAGGTAATCTCTTACGTCCACTTTATCATACTGGTATTGTGTGCCATTATTGAATACGACCTTTAATGTCTTCAATTCATTGTCATGGTCTATACATTCAGAATACCTAATATTGCTACTTTGATACCAAGTTTTGTCAGTATCATTTGCGTAAAAATTAAAAATTTTACTCATAACTTTGTCTGTCTATTGCTTTTACTACTGGAAATCTAAGTAAACCGTCATTTGTCACCCCAAAATAACAAACTGTTGCCATTTTACCCATATACTTTTCCTTATTTTCTAATATTTCTTTACATTTTTCATCCGTGAATGCTAACGTTGCATTACAAATTTTATCATTTTTCAATTTTATTGTAAAACTTTCAGCAATTGTTTGATTTTTGCCAATATTCACGTCAATTATTTCAAATTCATCATCTAGGAATTCTTTATATTTTAATAAATTTTTACTTCTTTTATGCTCATAAGGCGCATCAGTCCTTATTATTGCTCCTTCATACCCATCTTTTCTAAATTCATCGAAATATTTGTCAGCATCCTCTCTAGATTTAATTTCAAATGTTGGTACAACCACAACATTTTTCATGTTCGATAAATTATTTTTTATGAATTCTGACCTTTCTGAAAAACTTATTTCTTCGTTATCATCAAACCAAACATCATACACATAATATTTTACTTTTGATTCAATTTCTTTTTTGTCATTTTCAGTAAGTTTCTTCTTTCTCACTAAAGAAACAATTTTATTGAAATCATCATGTAATTCATGGTTATACAACTCACCATCCAAATGTATGTTTTTGTTGCTTTCTAGTAATTCTTTGACATCTTTTTCGATGTGTTGTGTTGTTTCAAATAACATATTATGCCTACTCAAAGATTGAATTTCACCAGTATTACAAGATATATTGCATCTTATTCCATCTAATTTTGGCTGAATGAATTTCATTTCTTTCTTATAATTCCCATCATATTTTTTCGCTAACATTGGTGGATTGAATGTTACATTATATATATCTTCAATAGAAAGAACAAA